GGATAAAACAATAATATGCAGCACAATTTTAGTTGATTAAGGATATATGTCAACTTTTTTTGCTGCTAAGGAAAAAGAAATGAAATTACCGCCGCATGGCAAAAACTTATATGAACTGCAATTAAAAAATCAATATCCTAAAAATAGTGTTTATCTTTATATTGGAAAGAATGCCTGGAATAAAGCATCTTCTTTTTTAAAATGTGCTCCCGATAGAACAATGGTCTTACCTGCATGGCATTCCCCAAATTATTATTACTGGCCTGTACAAGAATGTGACATTCTTATTTGGGATACAAGTTTTGCTGAGGACGAGTATATTTATGAGTTAGCAGAATGTCTCTATCAATATCGTGCAAAGATTGTACGATACATGAGTTCAGATTTTATATTGTCTGTTTATTACAAGGAAATGTAATCATGCACCCTAATGACAAAAAAGTTAAATTATCTAATGTGGAAAAATTAAATGTTCCTATTAAATATCCTGATATGAATGGAAAAAAAATTCTTGATACCCGAAGAAATCTTAAATTACTTTTAGATTTACATAAAATCACTATTAAATGGAATATTATGCTTCGCGTTAGGGAAATGTTTATTCCCGGTATTGAGCATTTTATTGATGAAAAAGAAAATGCTGATTTAGCCTACATATATGAATTAGCGGTTTTACATGAAATGCCGCATTTAAAATTAGACACTCATCTTACTTCAATTGCTTTAAATGAAACTTATCATCCTATTGTTGATTGTATTATAAATAATCCATGGGATAAAAAATGCCGACTAGATAATTTTATTGCTACTATTAAATCTAAAGATAATGATTTTTCCTATAAAATTATAAAAAAATGGATGTTATCCGCCATTGCTTGTGCATTTAGCAAGACAGGATTTAGTAATCAAGGTGTATTAGTTTTACAAGGTGATCAAAATATCGGGAAAACGCGTTGGGTCAAATCTCTTGATCCGATTAATTGCGGGGCTGTAAAAGAAGGGCTTCTAGTAGACCCTAATAATAAAGATAGTGTCATTACCGCCTCACAATGTTGGATTGCTGAACTTGGTGAGCTAGATGGTACTTTTAGCAAAGCGGATATTGCACGCTTGAAAAGTTTTATTACTTCATCTGTTGATGTAGTCCGGCTTCCTTATAATCCTAGAAATTCTTATTTGCATCGTCGTACAGCTTATATTGGAACAGTTAATAATTCTAAATTTTTAGTAGACGACACTGGCAATAGGCGTTGGTGGACTGTTGAAGTAGAAGTTATCAATTTAGAACATCAATTAGATATGCAACAAGTTTGGGCAGAAGTATATGATATATGGTCAAAAGACAGTCAAACATGGTTAAGTACTGATGAGTTAGGTATTTTGAATGAGAAAAATAAAGAGCATGAGCAAATTGATCCATTTGAAGAAAAATTATTAGAAATATTTGATTGGCATCCTGATTGGCAAAATGGTGTCACTCTTCAATTATCAGCGACTCAAGTGCTAGAAAAAATTGGACGCAAAACTCCAACTAAAGCCGAAACAACAAGGATGGGAAATATTATTGTTAAACATACTGGAATAAAACCAAAACGTTGTGCTTTGCAACGTATTCATATTCTTCCCCTTCTTTCCATAGATTTTAAAGAATCCTCCATTTATTAAGACACCTCCATTGTATTTATGACACCTACTAAAAATAGGTGTCATCCCTGGAAGCCTCAGTACAACTGGCCTATGACACTTATGACACCTATGACACCTATTTCTTTAGAGTATAAATGGAGTTAGTGAATTATTATATATACTCTACTGAAGGTGGTGACATACGTGTCATAGGTGTCATTTTTTAAAAAATTACTATATAATACATATACTTGAACTATGACACCAAGAAATATGTATGTGTCATAGTTTATAGGGGTAGGTGACATAAAATGATTTAATATGAACAAAAGGAATTAATATGGACAAGGATTGTTCTAATATTGATAAGGTAGTGTCATGTGAAAAAATGCATAAAAGTAAAAAGGGTGTCATAGCGGGAAGGGTTCAAGTGTTGCGCGTTTTAATTATACAATATTACAAAGATAAGCGTTATAAATATACAGAATATGATTTTCTTAGGCATTGTGAGGCGGTATTAGATAATACTTTGGCGAAATATGAATATGATATAGAGCATTTGATTTGTTCCTGGATGAATATGACACCCTCTCTTTTTAAGGAATATCCAGTGACATGTCATAATTGCGGTTATAGACCACCATTTTGCGGGTGTCATTTAAGTTAAACGTTCCACATAGAACATGAGAGGCCATGGATGGCAGCTTTTAAGTTACGCGGGCAGGTAATTCCCGAAGACGTGTCACAACAGGCACTTGTTAAGTGGTGTCATTTAATGAAGCTACCTATCATTCACATCCCTAATGAGGGCAAGAGAAGCGTTGCTACGGGTATATGGTTAAAGAATATGGGCATGGTGGCGGGTTGTTCCGATCTCTTCTTGGCTAGGCCGTGCGTTCGTTATGGAGGGTTTTGGATAGAGCTTAAGGCTTTAGGGAAGGAACCTACAGTACTGCAAATGTCTTTTTTGGAGAAAATGCGCGCTGAAGGGTACCTTGCTGAATGGTTTGACGATTGGTTATGGGCTAAAAATGCTATTGAAGAATACTTGCTTTTACCAAGAAATTGATTTATTTTACTTTTCTTCCATTATTCATTTATTTCGTTGTTCATTCCTTTTCCCGCTTAGTTTAGCGGGATTTTTTTTATTTTTTCTTTGTGAGATATGGCTATGGTAAGCCGATGTTGTAAAAAGGATGTGTTTATTTTAATCGATTATTATCAATGTAGTGCCTGTCATTTTCCTTGTGTTATAGTTTCAGGAAGGAATTATTGTAAGGAAAATTTAAATGAATCCAGATATGAAGGTAAAATTGAGGATGATTTTAATTAGGCATGAAGGATATCGCGAGCTTCCTTATCAAGATACGCGGGGATTTTTAAGTATAGGAATAGGTCGTAATTTATCTGGGAGAGGTGTTCTTCCTACTGAAATTGATATGATGTTTGATCATGATGTGGATTATTTTTTTAATTTTCTTGCTGAAAAATTCAATTGGTTTAATCATTTAAATGAAGCGCGTCAATGTGCGCTTGTGGATATGTGTTTTATTGGAACTAAAACATTTATGGAATTTAAAAAAATGATTGCTGCCTTGGAGAAGGAAGATTTTGAGGGCGCAGCCCAAGAAATTATTAATTCGCATTATGAAACCGAAGTCCATCAACGTGCTCATGATATCGCTGAAATAATTCGGACAGGATGTTTATGAGCGATGAACTAACAGAATTAGGCGTTCTCGTTAGTAAATATGCCCCCATTCTTGGTACACTTATTTCAACAGTTAATCCATTGGCTGGATTTGCTGTTTCTCATATTGCACAATTGTTCGGGCTTTCTTTTAGCGATGAACCACAAACAATTATTAATAAAATTAATGCTGATTCTGATGCTGCTAATAAACTAAAATCACTTGAATTAAATTATCAACAAACACTTTTATTAAATGATTCTAAAGATAGAATGAATGCCAGAGATCGTGAAGTTAAAATGGCTGAAACATTGAAAAAACGTGACTATGTAATGGAGGGAATCGCCGTTGCTGTGGTTATTGGTTATTTTGCTATGTGTTCTATTACTGTATTCTTCTCAATTCCATTAGCCGATCATGATATGCTAAATATGTTGTTTGGTCAGCTTATGGGGGGATTTATGATGGTGTTAAGTTATTATTTTGGATCGTCAAACAAATGATTCGGGAGGCATTGGAATTTTTTCTTTCATAGGTTTCCATAAATGTAGAACATATTTATGAACATTAATATAGTTTGATTTTGGTGGGTGATATTGTATAACGCAATCTTCTTCATTAAAAAAAAGATTTTTAACGAAACACATTTCTTCCCACGTTGGACATCTATTTTCTAAACTTACAGAAACATGTTCCCAATGACCTCCATGACTTGCAATTACATATAATTCTTTTTTGTTGAAAGGAATTTTAAATGCTCCTCCATCATCTGATTCTTTTCCCCCTTGTACACAATATTTTATTGGATATTTCATTATTTTATTTTCTTTAATAAATTACAATTTTCAAAAATATTTCCTATAACTTCGTGAGAGCTATCAATTGAAACTTCATTGCAAATACCATCAAATAATCCCCACTGGTCATAATCCCATTTAACAAATAGATGATTTTCTAATAGAGCTGTTTTTATAATATCGCCTTCATATATTTCTTTTTTGTTTTTGTCATATAGTCCAGTAAATTGCATTAACTCAAACGTTCCTTCAAACCATGTGGAGTATGGCAAAACTGTATCTTTTTTTTTGGTTAAAATAATTACCTCATTAAATGCTAAATTTAATGTTGCTACTTCTCTCATTATTTTTAAGTCTTTATGCCAGGCTCTGTATTTTATTTTTCTCATATTAAAACCATTTAAACCCATGTGCCATTAATAAGCCTAATCCTGTTATTGCGCCTAATATCCAATAAAAATTTGACCATATTCTATTATTTATTTTATCTAATCCATTTTCTATTTTTTCCTCTAGCTTATTAAATCTTGTATCTATTTTTTCTAACTGTCTTTCTATTCTTTGTAAAAATTCAGAAAAATGATTATTATTAATTTCTAAAATTGCTATACGTGTGTCATTAATGTTTTTTTGTTCTGATTTCATGTTTCATTTTCCTTTAATAATTTTATAGTATATTATAAAGCAGCAATAATATCTTGAGTGGACGACGGTTCATTTTTCATAGTTGCATCTAAAACGCTTTCTAATGCTAATCGATAGGTTTTTTTACAACATGCTTTCATTGTTTTGTGTCCAAGTAAAATTTATAAAATGATAATGCGCGTTTTATCACATTTGATTGTGTTTCTCCGAGATTATCCATTAGTTCATAAATTATTTTTACATCTTCTTTGGTGAGAGCGATTGTTATGGTTTTAATGGTAGTTGCCATTATGATTATCCTATCCAGTGAAAGCCGCGCGCAATTATCATTAATGTTATTCCATAGAATCCCATTGATATGCCAAAAATCCAACGCAAATCTGCTTTTATTTCTTTAACATTTTGTTTGAGTTCCTCTGATACTGTTTCCATTCTTGTCATACGAGATTCATAATATAAATCGTATTTTGTTATTACTGTTTGTTCTTGTTCGTTTACCATTTTTTTTCCTTTTGTAGACTCAATAGATATGCTATATAATAGCAAAATATGACTGTAAAAATTATGTGAATCATTTTATTATCTTTCCAATGGTAAATAAAAATTAGTAATATAACTCATTAATTCTGCAATTTTGTAATCATAAGGTGTCTTCTTAAACCAATGAAAATTAAATTTTCCAGAAAAAGGATTGAACCTATATTCATTTTTTAAATGGGTTGTATTAGCTTTCTTAGGCTCTAAAAATTTCATATGTACAAAATCATTATCTATTAATTTTATGTATAATTCTCCGCCAATAGTATTCATTTGCCATTCGTTTTTTGAAATGCTTTTTGCTGTATAACATTTTGTGAATAATTTATTTAATTTTGTTGATGTTAATTTAATCATTTTATTTCCTCAGTTAAGGGGCTTGCGCCCCGGTTGTTTTATTCTTTTAATGCGGCTAATGTGTAAGAAGTTGAATCGTCGGCTTTTAAGAATTCTTCTTTACTCATAAATCCTTTTCTATACATTTTGTAAAAGTAAGCTCTGTGTTTCTTTAATTCTGTCATTAATCCTTTTTCTTTGATTGCTGCTAGTCTTTTTACTGCGGTTGATAATTTGTTCATCTTTTTCCCCTTTGTTAATGTTGACTTGATAAGAGCATGATAACATCACAATAATATCATTGCAACACTTTATTTGAATTATTTTCATTTATTTTATGATGTTGTACATTTATTAGTTAAATGGTAAGCTATCTCCATAACTTAAGGATGATTTATGGCTAAGATTAAATGCGATGAATGTGATGGTAATAGACGGTATACTACAGGTGGTCATATTTACCATGATTGTGAAAAATGCAATGGTACTGGTAAAGTTTGGCAAGATGAGCCGAAAGAATTTAAAATCGATAAAGATAGTCATCATTATAAGAAGGCTATTAGAAAAATTAAGGCATTGAATAAAAATATATCTGATAAAGATGCACAAGAAATGTTTGACAAAGAATTAGACAATCTCAAGGATGAGAAAAATGATTCAGGCACTCAAGAAGTCGCTAATTTATAATATTTTGATATCTATTTTGTTAGTGATCTCTCTTTTTAATTTACTATTATTGCTATCTTTTCATCCTGTCAATTTATACATTAATCAAAATGATCCAATAGGGTGCAATTATGAAGACTAATGCAACAGGCAGACCTACAGATTATCGCCCTGAATATTGCGAAATTGTAAAAAACTGTCTAAACAAAGGCATGTCGATTACGTCCATTGCTAGAAAGCTTCAAGTTTGCAGGCAAACGCTTCATAATTGGAAGGATGAACATCCGGAGTTTTTAGACGCTGTAAGAAAAGGGATCGATTTTTCACAGGGATGGTGGGAAGAAAAAGGACGTAAAAACCTTTATAGAAAAGAATTTAACCATGTTTTGTGGATGATGAATATGCGCAATCGTTTTCGAGCTGAATGGAACGAAAAGCAAGAAGAAAAGCAGGAAACTAATCAAGATGAAATACAAAAAGACCGTGAGTTATTACATAAATGCAAAACGGAATAGCGTTTGATATTGAATTACGCCGTGAACTATTATCCGACTTATTCACATTCCATCGGTTCATGTTTGAAAAGCGCACTGGCCGTGAGTTTATGTTATCGCGTCCAGATGGTAATGAGTCACACTTTAAAACAATATGCCGAGAGTTAGAAAATACCTTTCATCTAAAAACCCGACGATTAGCAATGAATCTACCTCCAGGATGGGCAAAAAGTGAATTATGTAAATCTTTTATTACTTGGTGTTTCGGGCATTACCCTGACTGTAAGTTTTTATATATTAGTCATAGCTTTGAATTGGCCGCATTACATACCGCGTCCATTAAGCAAACTATGTGTATGCCTATATATAGGAATCTTTTTGGAATTGATATTAGGCGGGATAGTTCTGCGAAAGATGCTTTCATGACCACAGCCAATGGCGCTGTTTATGCTTTTGGTAGTCAAGGTGGCATTGTTGGTTATGACGCAGGATTGCCAGGATTGGATAGGTTTAGTGGGGGTGTCATGATTGACGATATCCATAAACCGGACGATATTCATAGTGATACTATTCGTGAACGTGTAAAGCGTAATTACTTTGAAACAATAGAACGTAGACCAAGGGCGCCCAATGTTCCTATTGTTTTATTTGGCCAACGGCTACATGAAGATGATATATTTGCACATCTATTTTCTGGTGCAGATGGCCAGGAATGGCGGAAGGTTATCATCAAAGGATTGGATGACTCTGGTAATGCCCGTTATCCCGAAGTTAATCCTAAGTCTCAACTATTAATGATGCGAGAGAAACAACCTTATGTCTATGCTTCCCAATATCAACAAGACCCTATGCCTGCGGGTGGCGGGTTATTTCAAGAATCTTGGTTTCCTCTTCTTGATCAAACGCCAGATATTATTGCAACGTTTGTCACATGCGATAGTGCTGAAACGGAACAAGAATATAACGATGCTACTGTTTTCTCTTTCTGGGGTTTATATCCCATATCTTTTAATGGTGTTAGTGTCGATGAATTGTACGGGCTTCATTGGATTGACTGCCGCGAAATGCGGGTTGAACCCAAAGATTTGCAAACTGAGTTTCTCGATTTTTGGACTGCTTGTATGCGTTATAGGATTAAGCCTAAATTTGCTGCTATCGAGAAGAAATCCACTGGAGTAACGCTTGTTTCAACTCTAAAGAATATACCGGGATTGAGAATTATTGATATTGAAAGAGCGGGCGCTAAAAATAATAAGACTACCCGTTTTATTTCCATGCAAGAATTTATAGCAAATGGTCAAATATCTTTGCCTGTGCAGGGCAAGCACACCATGATAGTTCGAGAACATATGCGTAAGATTACAGCAAATAATGTGCATAAGTTTGATGATATTTGCGATACTGCCTATGACGCTATCAAGATGGCCCTAATTGATAAAATAATCATTGCCAAACACTTAGACAAGAATTATCAATCAGTCGCTAAAAATTTAATGAGCGGTTACAATCAAGCTGATAGATTAAGGTCAAAGGCTTATGGAATATGATAAATCACCTGAAAAGATATTACTACAAATCAGAGAATATTATAATATAGCTAGAAGTATGTCGAATGATATTATCGATGCTAGAGATGAAATGTATACTGATATTGATGAACTAGTAAAGCAATATCATGACGAAAAATACGAAAAAATGGATAGTATTTATAGAAGATTGCGTGATGAAGCTAAAGATATTTATACAGTTCAAGCGCGAATCTTAAAGCGTATGGATGAAATAGAAAGTTTAATTCGTGCGCACAGCATAGGAGTGCAGAACGTTTACAATTCTATACAAGATTTAAGAGATAAATATGATAATTTGTCTAAAACTTCTAAATCTTATAGAAAGATTGTTGAATTAATTGCAGAGTTTAGAAAGCCAGAAAATATTGAATTACTAAAGATTTTAACCTCACTAGATTATGATTTATTACAAAATATTTCTGATGCTGCTCCATATGCGAAAGATTTAGAAAAGATTAAAAAGATATTTAAACCATAAAGTTGTCTTTTTAAAAGGATAGTCTCATGGATGAGGCGAAGCAGAAAGAAACCGACTTAGAGCGCATTAAAACTAATGTCCGTCGTGCATATGAATATTTTAAACCTAATTATGATCGCTACAATGATTTCAGGCGTTTTGTCTTTGAATCCTCTTTAACGAGTGATGAAATAACATTACTCGCAACACTTGGCCGTCCTCAACTTGAATTTAATGTGCTGGAAGCTTATATATCTCGCTTATTAGGAGAATTTAGCAAGCAAGAGCCAGATATTGAAGTCAATGCCGAAAATCCAGATAAAGCCGATCCTATGATGCTACGCATTATTGAAATGCATATGCGTCATACCATTAATGATACTAATAATCATCATACAAGATATGAAGTATATAAAGACTTATTATCTGGCGGTTTTAGCGTTCTTAAAATGGATGTGGATTATCCTTCGGCTAAATCAATGCATCAAGTCATTAGCATTCTAAGGGCATTTGATCCGACGCTTTGTGGTTTTGATCAACTTGCCCGTGATTCTCATAAAGGAGACGGTCAATTCTGTTTTGAGCTTTACCCGATGGCAAAAGATGATTTTATAGATACTTATCCTGATATTCCTATCGAGCAAATTAATTTTAGACGTGATTTTGCAGGATTTAATTGGGCATATCTCAATGATATGACGCCTATTATTATAGTGGCTGATTATTATGAGAAGAAAAAGAAAGAAATAGAAATAATCCAGTTAAATGATGGTGCTGTACTTGAATACAAAGATTATAAAAAAATGATTAAAGACTGGGAAGATTTCACACAACCGCCAGCGATTATCGGTAAGCCACGTAAAACTATGATTGAGACTATATGGCGTTATCGATGTATTGAAAACTTAATTATTGAAGAGAAAGAAACCGATTTTGAAATGCTGCCTTTAATATTTGTGGATGGTTCAAGTGTCATGATTAAGACACCAAAGAATGGCAATGTAAGGCAGTATACCCGACCTTATGTATATCATGCTAGAGGCGCTCAACGTTTAAAGAATTATGCAGGTATTACCTGGGCAAATGAAATTGAAAATACGATACAACATAAATTCATGGTGGCTAAAGAAGCGCTACCAAAAGAAGAAGAGTTTATGCAGGCATATAAAGATGTTCAAAAAGCTAGCGTGATGGTTTATAATTCTGTCTATGAAGAAGACCCAAATCTTCCTATTAATAACCCTATCCATGAAATAGTACGCAATCCTATGCCGCCTGAAATTGCTAATGCATTTACGGGGGCTGATTCACTCATTCAAAATGTTTTAGGAAGTTATGATGCAAGTCTCGGAATTAATAACAATCAATTGTCTGGAATTGCTATTACTGAAGCAGCTTCACAATCAAATGCAACAGCTATGCCATATATCGTTGGATTTTTGCAAGGCTATCAAAGAGCAGCGCAATGTTATGTTAATCTCATGCCAAAATATTACACTACACCTCGCACATTGCCTATTGTTGATCAGGATGGACGTAAAGGATATGTAAAGCTAAACCAGAAAGAAAGTTTGGATATGGATTTTGATCCAAATGAATTTAATGTCTGTCTAAAAGCGGGTGCTTCATTCCAGGTTCAGAAATCACGTACTATTCAAATGATAAAAGAAATTTCTAGTATGTCACCGTTATTCGCACAATTCATGGCAGAAAAAGGATTGAATTTCATTTTAGACAATATGGAAGGGCGAGGCATTGAGCAGCTCAAACAATTAGTTGAAGGTTGGACTAAGGAAATTCAGCAACAAAAACAAATGGCGATGAAATTGCAACAACAACAAATGCAAAATAATCCCGCTATGATGAAGGCACAAACTGATGCTCAGAAAGTTCAATTACAAGGCGCTAAACAACAACAAGATTTCCAGGTGGATTTGGCGCAATTACAGCATGACCAGCAAAAACTAGAATCTGACATGAAAATGTCTCAAGATGAGTCGCAAGTAAGATTAGTTGAAGCGCAAACTGAGAGATTCTCAAAAGCAATCGAATTAGCAATTGCACATAATGACATGGAGCATAAACAAAAGCATGACGGTATATCAGCGGCCCTAGAACATAAAGATATGACTCATAGGCATACGAAAGAGTCTATTGAGACGCATCATCTAATATCCCAACCTAAGCAAAAAGCGCAAGGGGCGAATGCATAAATGAAAATAATTGTGGGATGTATTATGAAATGTTTCAAGGAAAATGTGATAGCTTTAGAAATTCCAGGGGTTGGCGTTGTAGAAACAACAAAGGGAAAAGATGGAATTTCCCCTTTCCCTTTTGTTGAATTAACTAGAAAACAGTTATTAAAATTGAATGTTGAAATAGCAAAGGAATTGATGAATGGAAAAGAAAATCACATGGAATGACATTAAAAATGCTCATCAAGATGAGTTAAAAAAAGCTTACAAAATGAATGATCGTCAATTAGAATCGTCATTACGTCGTCATATGGATGGTGCAAACCCCACTGAAAGACGAAATTTGTATCAGGAATTATACGGAAAACGTAAATAAAAGCATGAGAAAAAGAATAATAGATAAAAATAAAATAATAGTATGTCCATTTCATATTGGTGAAAGGCCGCCTCTGTTTATTGAAGATGGCTATTATCATTGTATGTCATGCGGTAAAGAAGGCTATATTGTGGATTTAAAATCAAAAGGTCTTTATCATGAAAAAAGGCAATCTATTTAATAAAAAAAGGAAATACTTATATGCCCTTGAAAAAGTCTAAATCTAAGAAAGCCTTTTCAGAAAATATTAAGACTGAAATTAATGCGGGTAACCCACAAAAACAAAGTGTTGCCATAGCTTATGCAATGAAACGAAAATTTAAGAATAAAAAGAAATGAGATATGCATTTCACTGGGAAAAAATCGATGAAGATATAGGAAATAAGATTGTCACATGGAGATCAAAAGTTTTTGGAGGATGGGTTTTAAAAACTGAAACATGGCATGATAATGGCGGATGTAGTGAATCTAGTGTTTTTATTCCAGATTTAGAGCATAAGTGGAACTTACAGGATTATCA